GTTGAGACCATCCAGATGATCGGAGTCGGGGCCTTGGTGTAAGCCATGTCGACCAGATCGTAGTTGTCGAACAGGTGAGCCGAGCGAATTGACATGTCACCCGTCACAAAGCCGTTGGCCTGCCACGAGTAACCGCACTCACGCACATGGCCGCCGCGGCTGGCGCCGTAGATCATGGTGTTGTTGATGATCACGGGCTGCACGTTGCTGGCGCCGACGTAGGACTGCGGGCGCACCGAGATCGTGGTCGGTGTAATGGCGTCAGAGTTGACCGACGTCACACGCCACTCGGCCGAGCTCGTCAGCAGCAGCAGCTGCGTGAGTGGTACGATGTGTCGGATTGTATTGGCTTCGCGGGCAGCCACCCGGAACTTGATTCGATCGTCGTCACGGATAGGCAGCGAGTAGCTCATATTCGACTCGGTGCCGGACTTGGTCATCCAGATGGTCTGCGGGTCATTGGTCGTGCCGGCAAAAACTCGGCGCTGCTCGAAGTACGACACAGCCCCGGGGTAGTTGCCAGACGAGCCAAAGACGCTGTCGTACTTTGGAGGGCTCACTGACATATCCGGAGAGATGTTGTCATCGATGATGCTGGTGCCGGCCGACTGGCCGATGTAGCCATAGATGCCACCCTGCAGCTTGTAGACGTTGTACAGGCTGGCCCCGGTGACTGCGGACCAGCTGATCGTGACGATGCCGCCTGTCTCGAGCAGGTTGCCGGAAGCGGAGGCCTGCGAGCTCTGGGCCGATTCGGACACAAGGTCAGAGGCCACTGCGGTGACGACGTAGTAGTAGGTGTACTTGGCCGTGGTGTGGCCAGAGGCCACTGCCGTGACGCCTGTCGGTGCGGACAGCGTCGAGCCGAATACCGTATCGGTCAGGGTCCAGTTAGTGGCGCCCAGACGCTTCAGCTCTTTTGGCGGGTAGTTCGGATGCACAAGCGTCAGCACGTCGGCCGACTGCACATAGTGAATATCAAACAGATCCGCCTCGGTGTACGGGCTTGTGATCTCATACGGGACGCCGCCGCTTGTCAGTGTGGCGCCCTGCGTGTGAAAGCGGATGTAGCCCGGGCTCAGTTCGATGACCATCGTCTGCGTCGTGTTGAACGTAAACGGGATCAGGCGTGTCTTCTTGGACGAGTCTTTAACCTCGTTGACGTAGGCAAAGCCGGCACGGTTCTCGGCCGGACCCTGCGGTTTTGCGATGAAATTCCGCATAGTTGCGGCGCCAGCTTGATACTTGGCGTCATCGATACGGCCGTACATCTCGGGCGATACTTCGCCCCCGGCAAAAGAGCGCTGCAGTGTGCGGACGTTGGCCATCGTTATCTCCCGGCCATCCAGCCGACGATCTGATTGGGGTTGATCCGGCGCTGGTTCGCGTCAGACTGCTCTGCTTGCGACAGGTAGGACGCCATGATTTGAGCGCAGCGCTTGGCTTCAGCGGCGCCGACGTCACCCTTGAGGATCGGGCCGGCCAGCATCGAGGCGAGGTGCCACGACAGTGTCATCACAAACAGAGGCGTGAACTGGGTTGTGTCAGTCACGAGGCGCGTGTAGCGCAGTGTGGCGTTCTGCTGATCGGTGCAGATGATCTGCGTGCCGTTGGCCAGCGTCTCCATCGCAAAGGGCTGCGGGCTGTAGGTGCCTGCCCAGTTGAATGGCAGGTTTTGAATCGTGGTGTAGCCGTATGCGTCGGTCGGCATGATGCGGGCGCTGTAGTCGTCCGAGGCCTCTGGGGGCAGCACGGCGATGGCCTGCAGCATATCGTTCGGAGCGGCGTAGATATACGTCCACTCAGGCATGGTGTTGGCCAGCAGCGCAAGCGATGCGCGTGTTGCTGCGAAATTCCAAGAATGCAGCTCGAGCAGCGAGTCTCGAGCAATAGGATAGAAGCGCTGGCAGTGCTCTGCCTGAGCGGAACCCTCTGGAGGGTCAATGCTGGCCACGGTGGCGGTATCGCCTAAGTGGGCCAAAGCCAAATTACAGATGTCGACGACAGATGCCATGACGGGCTCCTATGTGAAAAGGGGCGACCACAGTTTGACCATGGCCGCCCCGGTACAGCTACTCAAGAAGAGTTACGGCAACGCCTTATACCGCGTCAGCCTTTGCAGCTTTACGAGCAAAGCCCTTTTGAGGCTTCACTTCTTCGGCGGCCGGTTCAGCCTTTACCGAAGCGCTGCCCTCGATGAGCTCGAGGTTAGAGCCGGGTTTGCCGTCATACTCGACGATGCACTCGGCCTCTGACATGGTCTCGGGATCGATGATCGTGTTGTTGATAAACGACTTAACCAAAACGCGGTAGCGGGGCATTGTGTATTCCTCCTAAGTTGATTAGGCCACCGAGAAGCCAGAAGCGTAGAACTTCTTGCCGTCTTGGATGTCCAGAACGATGTCGGTCGTAACCTTACCGGCAGTGGCGCTTGAGCCACCAACGGTGTACTGGGCACCGATGTAGCGCTCACCCTTGCCGCCGATTTGCGGAGGGATGCGAACCACATGCTGCTGACCAGCATTCAGACCACCACCTGCCAGCGTGATGGCGCCGGTAGCGGCAATCACAGTCGGCGACGACAGCGAAGCGTTGTCATCGGTGACGACTTGGAAGGTCAAGCTGGTCAGAGTTTCGAAGGTCGTCGTTACAGTGAATACCACGAACAGGTCGCGGCCTTCACCGATGTCACGAGCAACCGACAGGTCGATTTTGTCGGTCGACACAGCCGTTGCAGTAACGGCTTGGTCTTCCGACACGCGGAGCAGTTTATCAGTAATCATGGTTTTTCCTTTCTGATTCCGATGGGTTAGGAGATGGCGGCTTCTGTGTTCAGGATGGCGTCGACGCGACGGAGAGGAACTCCGAGGAACGACAGCCAGCTGTACGGCATACCGAACTGCGACAGGCCTTCGTTAACCTTCAGGACGTACTGCGACTTGTCCAGAGCGGCAACCGACAGACCCGAGTGAACGGTACGGTTCATGTAGAACGCAGCGCGACCCATGGCCATGTTCGGAATACGATACAGGGCGCGAGCCATCAGCTTGATCAGAGCGGTCGAAGCGGTCGAAGCCTGAGTGCCAGTCTGGGCAACCAGATCGCTCACATCGATGTTGGCGATGCGAACAACGTAGCGCCAGTCTTTAACAACCAGACCGTTCTTCCACTGGTAGCGGGTCGACAGAGCCTGCAGACGGGTGCCGTCCGAGTTGTAGACCGTTTGCTCGCCCAGATCTTCGTGAATCAGACCAGCCTTCGAACCCTTCGGGAACGGGCAGTACACGGTGTTGTCACCCCATACAACCAGATACACCGAGGTGTTATCCGAGCCAGCGCCGCCGGCCTTCAGGATGTTCTGACCGTTAGCAGCAGTCGAGTCGCTGTAACGCGAAGCCAGACCCAAGAACTGCTTAGGATCGGTGGCAGGGTTGCCGTAGAACAGAGTCGTAGCTTGAGTCTGGTTCATAGCTTCCAAGAAGGCCTGATCTTCCGACAGACGGAAAGAAGCCGTGTTGCCGTTCAGCATGGCCAGATCCTTGTCCACTTCCGAGCGGGCTTCCAGAATACCGCAGGCTTCATCGACTTGAGCAGTGGTGCTCTTCGACGATGGGATACCTTGGTTCAGGGCACGCCAGTAAACAGTCGGCAGACCGGTACGGATGACGACGCGTTCGCCGGTCGGCAGGTTGCCTTCCTTGAATACGCAGTCTTCGAGGACTTCGTTGCTCTGCGACAGCAGCTCGGCAACTACAGGTACGCGACCTTCAGGGTCAACGCGTTTCGCCCAATCGGCGAGGGTGAGATTGGCAGTAGAGAGAGTAGCCATTTTGTTTCCTTTCGGTTATTGCGAGGATGGATAGAGCGAGGCAGCGTAGTCAGCTTGGCTGGTTGGCTGGGCCTTGCCAGTGGATTTGTTGCCACCGACAAAGTTGTCCTCACTAATTGCCTTGCCTGCTCGGTACAGCAGACGGATGAATTCAGGATGGTTGCCCAGCCCGGATTCATTGAGCAGCGACTTGAGCTCAGGAGAGCCGAAGGTATCGAGCGCCTTGCGCGCAACACCAAGGTTTTCGTTCAGCTTCTCGCCTCCGAATTCCTTGTCCGCAGTGGACTGATCAGCCCATTGGTTGCGGAGTGCTTCGACTTGCTGGGCCTGACGTTGAGCCACGACGGGCCCCATCTTGTCCAGCATCTTCTGTGCTGCTTCCTGCGACAGGTTCAGATCCTTGGCGATTTCCTTGAAGTTGGTCAGCACCTCCGGGTCGAACTGCTGGCCCTCTGGTGCCTTGAACTCCTCGTACTGCTCAGGTGCGCCCTCAGTCTTTTGAGTCTCGCCCTGTTCGCCGTCTTTCTGACCAGCATCGCCCTCGGGTTTATCCGTAGCTTGCTGTTCCTGATCGCCGGACTGTTGCTGCTGTTCCCCGTAGAGCTTCTCAGCCGTCGCTTCGAGACTCTGCGGAGCCTGCGACTCGGCACCGGTATCTGTTTGGTTATTCGATCCGGTTTCCATCGTCTGCATTTCTGACATTTTGGTTGGCCTCCTTGACCATGGTTGGATAAAGCTCAGGGCAAAGCGTGTGAATCATCGACAGCATGCGGTTACCGTAGTTTCTGTTACCTTCCGCGAAGGCCATAGCCATTGCGTTGGTGTTGAACGACAGCTTAAACACGCCGCTTTGATCCAGAAGACGCCAGATAACCCGGCGCCCCCGCTTGTTGCTCATAAGCCATTTGACATCTGCAGCCTCATTTTCTTGGGCGATCTTTTCGCGAAGCTCTCGGTCAGCTTTCGCGGTTTCCTGCCCTCGAATGTCAAGTGGGTCGTAGTTGTTCATAGCGTAAATCTAGGGTGTTGATCTTTTGTTACGGGTACCTACAGCGGGTAGTGTCCATCGACTTCGTTGACGGTCACGATCGCTGACGGTGTCTCTGGTCGCGCAGGCGATGTCTGCGTGCCGATGTAGTCCAGACGGACCAGCGTCGAAGGGCACGAGAAGACCATCTCGAACTCGTCGTTCGGCATGACCTCGATGAAGTAGTTCCACGCAGCAACAGCCTTGCCCGGGATGCCGCCGTGAGGCTTTGGCACGGTGATGTCGGTGTTGGTGCCCTGCAGGTTCGATCCGTTCTTCTTGATCCACAGGCTGACATCGTGCTCCGATGTGTTGTCGGTGTTCGCAAATACGAAGCTGAATTGCAGGTTGATGATGGCCTTGCGCCGGCACTTGATCTTGCTGCCGTCGACCAGCGTGATGCCCCGGCTGATGTAGGTCACATCGTAAGAGACCGCCACCGGGGTATCAGCCACAGCAGACACGTCAGCCAGCTTGATGAAGGTGCCAACGTCGGGGATGCGCTGGATCAGCGTCTCGCTGCCGTCGGGATCCTTGATGCCGACGATGTCGCCTGTGACGTCGTCATACAGCCACGGAGAGCCTGCATATTTCTGGATCACAGCCATCGTTTATCCCTTACCTTTTTTGGAAATCGGCCGGCGATCCTACCCAGATAACTTGCACCGGTTTGTAACCCTGCGAAATCATTGGATGCGGCTGCCTGATAAGACTGATTATGTAAACTACAGGCCTTGCGGGCTTGGAGTGTTGTAGCCGGAGAACATGTTCATCACGTCCATGGCTGCGTTCTCACCACCGGCGCCAGTAGGCGTAGCACCCATCTTCTGCACCGTGTCTGCTGCCTGATTCATCATGGCCGCATTCTGTGCCTGCTGGGCCTGCTTGGCGCGGGCGTCGCGGACCAGAGCTGCCTTGTCACCCGGCACGATGAGGCTTGGATCCACACCCAGCATGTCGCTGTAGACGTCGACCCACTGGTCTGCATCGAAGCGATCGAGCACGTCAGGCTTGACCGTAGCAACACCGCCCAACGAGTTGACAAAGCGGTCCACGGAATTCACACCGACAGCGCGCTGTGCTTGAGCCAGCATCGATACGAACTCGACATCGAGATCCATGCCGTGCAGCTCCGGAGGGGGCGGAGGCAGGGCGCCTGCTTCCAGCATCCGCGTGAAGGTAATGTCAATCAGCGGGTTGAGCAGCTCATTGTGGAGGCGCTCGAGTACCGGCCCAAGCATCAGCAGCTTCTCTTCGTGGCGCTCTGCCACTTCGGTTGCCGTCATGCGCGTGTCTGTGGCGTTAGCCAGCATCAGGAACAGGTCAGCGTAGAAGGCGCCGCGGATACGCTCGCGAACGTCTTGGATGTCCTGCAGCAGGTGCGACAGATCGAGATTGACCTCGAAGGCTGTCTTGATGCCGCCCTGTGGGTTGGCTGCGTCGACAAAGGTCACACCGCCCGGGAGCATCTCGACGTCGCGATTCTTCATCGAGGTTGGCGCTTGGAGCGGCGGCTTCGTTTTGTAGTCGATGCCTTGCGCCTTGCGGAGCTGCTCGTGCTGCAGCTGCTTGACGTCGCCGAGCGCTTCCATGCCCGGGCTATTGCCATAGATGTCGCCACCAGCAGTTGCCCAACGCGGACACACACCGGGGAACTCCTTAAAGCCGCTTTCGCGAAGGTACTTATTCGGGTTGCCTCCGACTTCGAAATACACAGACATCCATGGCATATTCTTCGCGTCTTTTTTCCGGATGTCTCGATCAGCCCGAGGCTCAATCGCGTGAATAAGGCGAACCCATGAATCAAGCGAACCGCGATCGTACAAATTCTTGACGGTGTTCGAGCAGTTTTCATAGCCGAACTCTTTGACGATCTCTGCCACCGGACGCTCGAATTCGCGGTACAGCGTGCAGACACTGCCCTGATAGTCGGTCGCGATGCAGAACTCACCCGTCGTCAGGGTGTAGTTATGAATGATGCTGTTGTGATCCGGCAGAATGATGTTAGCGCCGGTACCAAAGGCCCCAAGCTCTTCGTATATCTGGTGCAGGGCTCGATAGGTGTTGGACCGTTGAAACACAACCTGCATGCGTTTGGTCACATCGTCGAGCCACATCTTGACCGGAGGGTACTTGTTGAGATCGGGGTCAGCCGTTGCGAGACGGAACCACGGACGAGCCGGCGACGTAGCGCCAGCCATCATGCCAGCACCCAGCACACGGAGGGCACGGGTGCCGGTGTTGTCATAAATGTTGTTGTGCCGGCGCCAGCCTTTATCCCGGTCTTGCACAAAGAAGCGACCCGAGCGTGGTAACAGGTAGGAGCTGATCTCCTGCCAGTGTGACCACCAGCTTGCGCGCTCAGATTTCAACTGGCCCCAGCGGGTGAACAGCTTGTCTCGCTGCGGGCTCTTTGGATTCGACTGTGCGTCGCTCGGGTATTGGCTCATTTACTTAACCTCCCAGCAGAGTGCGTCTGCCGAGCTCTAGTGAATTGGGATCGACACCTTGGTTGCCGGTGAGCATTGTGCCGCTGCCGGCAGACTGGTTGACCGCCTGCTGGCTTTGAGACAGCGCAGCAGCTGATCCAGCAGCTTGGTTGCCTTGACGAGCGTAGGCCGTTGGCGTGCCGCCGTCTTGTGAGGCGCCAGTTTGGCTAGAGTCGCCCGAGGCAGAAGCATCAGCTCTTGCCTGAGCAATCTTCTGGTTCTCAACAGCAACGCGGCGCGCTTCCTCGTTTGCTTTGGTCTGCGCTTCGCGCTTGGCCTCGGCAATCTGTGGAGTTTCGACCACGTTGCCGCCGCCCACTGCATTCGATACCGCGTTCACCACGCTGCCAACTGCGTTGACCACTGGTGCGAAAAAGCCGCCGCCGCCACCCATGATCAGGCCCCCAACAAGGTTTTCTTGTCTAGCTGCAGACTGTTTGGATCAACGCCCGCCGGGCCCGTCAGCATAGTGCCACCGACACCGGTCTTCGATGCCTGCTCTGCGCTTGACAGAATGGCGCCGGAGTTAGGCGACTTGGCCAGCGATCGGTTGGTTGCCTCTTCGGCTGCCGACGCTTGCTTTGTTGCGTTTGCGCTGGCGTCTGCCTGTGCTTGCTTCTGCTGCGTCAGGGAGTCTTGCTGTGCCTTGAGCTGCTGGTTGTTGGCTTCACGCTGCTGATTCAAAGCGTTCTCTTGGGCTTTCTTCTGCTGTTCACCAGCATAGATCGAGTAGCCGGTACCGACCACCATTGCGCCTGCTGCTACTGCTACTGCTACACCTGACATGTTATTCCCCTGTGATGTTAATGGTATTGACTGCCCCGTCTTGCCTTGACATCAGGAGCTCAGGTTCGTCGGTAAACTCGGCTTCAGCCTCTTCAATAGTCGAGGCCTCGGTCGAGAAGATCATGGTCCAAGTAGTGTCCTCGAACGCCATACAGGCCTGCTTACGGTTGGCGCTGGCTGACAGCGCCTTGTAACCACGGACCTCCACGGCATCATCGCCGATCGACACCAGACAATGCCCGGAGACGATGACGATAGTGGGCACTCGGATTGTTACGCCAGTGACTACAGCACCTGCAGGGATCACCACGGTTCTGGCATACATGCCGTTGTGGATGATGTGGTCTGTGCCAATATCGATCTGCGGCAGCTCGCGCAGAGCATTCTCAAGACGGCGAACCTTTTCGATGGCGGCTGGCGTCATCGATCCAATTCGGTTCTCGGTGCAGACGATATTGCTCAAGACAATCTCCTGCAGAAAATCCGTTGACACTCGCGATACCCTATCCGGGGCATCACTTGAACCAAACGGCTACCCATTGGTGCGTTGACAAACAGGTTGACCGCTCCGTGCTCTTTAGCCAGCGCCTCTGCTGCCTTCAGCAGCTTCAGCCCCAGCCCGCCTTTGCGGTAGGCCTCGCCGACAAAGTAAGACTCTGTTGACGCGACCTTGACGCTGTAATGCGGCACGAAGGTAACGAGCACTGCGACCAGTCCGATCAGCTTGTCCTCGTCGATGGCGCCGATGATGTGGTAGATCCCTGCCTGTTCCATCGCCCTGTAAGCAGGGCCATTGACACAGTGCGGAGGCATCTCGTCTATCTTCGACTCATCTGCGTAGGCCTGAGCCATTGATTCGAACTCAGGGTAAGCAGAGACCTCGTCAAACGACAGCTTGCGGATTGTGGTCATGGTGAGAATCTATGGTGTTGACAAAAGGTTACGGGTACCAGTAAGAACCTACAGGGTGGCGTATGGGTCGTACTCTTTGTTTTTCTGCCGCGGGATGCCGAGCGCATCGAGAGGGTGTCGTTTTGCGACAGGGAAAGCAAAGGTAAGGGCCAAGGCGTCGGCCACATCAGGTGAGCCACCACCCTGTAGGCGTTTCTTAATCTCGTCCTTGGGCTCGAGCACTTTGCGACCTGCCGAATCGAACCAGTAGACCGGGGTCGCCAGCTCCTGCTTCAGCGCCTGATCGTTTGGAATAGCACCTCCTGTGACTACCCAATTTTTCATTTCGAACCACATTTCAGCTCTGCGATTCAGGTATAGATTCGGGTAGGTAGACTTCCCCCCGAACGCGACCTCTATCACGTCGTAGTCCAATTGACGCAGCCGGTCGATTACACCCGCACCAGCTCCGGAGTCAATGAACACTGCATCTGGGTTGTACTCTTCAATTTGTGCGGCAACACGGGCAGCGAGGTCCATGTTATCGATGCCGCGATAGACAAGAGGCGTGAAACACTGCAGACCCTGTCTGCGAACAATGACCGAACGGTCGTCGCCGAACCTTGCAGGATCTACGCCAAGTATCAGAGGCGCATGATCAAACTCTTTTGGCTTGTACTCGCGACGTGCCGCTTCTTCAGCGTCTGCAAGGCTTATAAGCTGGTCATCGCCGGCAGCAGTGAAGTCACAGAGGTATTCCCGGGCGAACGATGTCTCTGCCATGTCTCGCTTCAGGCGGGCCACTTCGTCAGGATCAATGGCGCCTGTGTCATAAACCGTGTACCGGGCAGCGTGCCACTCTGGCAGGCCCTCGGCCTTGTAATAGATTTCGGAGAATAGGTTGATACCGGCCGGCGTACCAATGAACATGGCGAAGCCTTTACGGTCGGATAAGGCTGGTTGGACGATATCCATCCAGACCTCGGGTTTGATCTGTGCCACCTCATCGATCACGCAGCCGTCAAGGCGCACGCCGCGGATGGCGTCAGGGTTGTCGCCACCAATGACGCGGATCACGGCGCCATTGTGCTTGAAGGTGACCGACAGATCGCTTTCGTTTATTTCGATTGCGCCTGCGATGCGCAGAGGCTCGAGGCGCTGCTTGAGGCGGGCCCAAGCAATGAGCTTGGCCTGCTTGAGAAATGGTGCGATGTAGACAAAGAGCCCAAGGTCCAGCTTAAACTTGATCGCCTTGTCGATGAGCTCCATGAGGGCCAGCTCGGTCTTGCCGGCCCGGCGGTGCAGTGCAAAAACAGAGAAGCGCTTTTTGTGGCGGTGGCATTCCTTCTGCCAGCCCCGGGGGCGATACCCGAGATCAATCGTCATCCGATACCCCGGTGACCACGTTCAGGACAACACCGCCCTCGTGCTGCACTGTCTGCTTGTCTCCATACCTTTGCGGGAACCATTTTGCAAGCAATTTTAATCGGCCTTCAAAACGATTCCTGAGCCATGCCACATGAGCAGAGTCGATGCTGCCGTTGGCAGTAGACATCGGAAATGTCTCGAGAATCTCCAAACCCTCTTCGGCTATGGCGTCAGCACCATCCTCGCGTGCGCGCGCGAAGCGTGACAAGGCTTCCGGGTTCTCATCCAGCCATCTGTAGATCGTTCGATAGGAAGGCATCCCGTCTTGCCGGCAGAATGCTCGCAGCGTTTTTCCCTCTGCGACCCAGTCGAACGCTTGCTCGAGAATGTCGAGCTTTTGCTTGACGTGGTCCAGATCAGGCTTTTGAGTCTGCGATTTTTTTCCAGCGGCTTGGCGTTTGGGCGCGTCTTTCATAGTTGCAGATCTTCTGAACGGTTTGGCGTTTAATGCCAAGAAGTTTGGCGATGCGACGGTAGCCAAGGCCCTCGTCTTCGTGAAGTTCGCGGATCCTGTCTACCATTTCATCAGAGATACGGGCGTTATGATGGTGCTGACCAATTCGTTTTCCAAGTTCATTGACAGGTACCAGCATACGCCCGCTCCGGTGGTGGTTGCCGCATTATAGTGCTGGTTGACCTTTTTGCAACGATTTTCTGTGATCAAAGATCAACGCCATCCTTTCCTTGAGCTTGGCCACATGCTTGGGGCTGAACTCTTCATAGGCATTGAGCGCTCGCTGCCTATCCTTAAGAGGCTTTTCCAAGAACTCCACGGCCTCACACTCCAGCATCCACTCAGGGCAGTAGCTGCAAACCTTCTGGCCAGTGTGCAGCTGGACCAGCTTAACGCCGGGATCCTCGAGGCGCTGACATCCAAGGCACTCGCTCATTTCTCACCCCTTGCTCGGATGGTTTTCATTAGCTTCTCGATCTCATCCATCGCTTGATCTCGCGACACAGAGCCCATCACGATGCTGAATGCTTGGATTAAATAATGCACAGCGACCAAATCGGCGAAGCGTTCCCACTCTGGATGAAACTCGTGATCTTTACCGAAGCAAAATCCAGCCTCTTCCATCATGCGGATGATTTCGTCTTGTGTCATTTCAGCACCAGCTCGGCTACCTGCACCGGGTCATACCACTCAGCGCAGCACAGCACATCGCCACGCTTGTAGTCGCCTGACGACATTGCAAGAGCCAGCGCAACCATGGCTTGGATCTTTTCCTTGTGCGTGCTCACGACGATGTAGCGCTCGTGGTACGGGTATCGGACACGCACGACGTATTCTTGCGCCGGCTGGTTGATGTGTGTCACTACATCCCTCCGCCGGCCGAATAGGCCATGAACTTGTCCACGATCTCGATGGCGTCTTGCATCACCATGCCGCTGAATACCTCGTCAGCCTTGACGCCTGAGCCTTCTGGCCATGCCATGACAAAGCTGCTGATGCCGTGCCCTTCTGGGTGAAAGTACACCTTGATCTCAAACAGGCCATCCTCTGCGTGTTGCAGGATCATGGCGATCTGCTGGTAGCGCTTTACATCCCAAACCTTTGCGAATCGTGTCATTTCTTTTCCTTGTGAATACAGTCGGTGCAGCCTTGGTGTTCGTGTGCAGCTGGGCAGGTATCGTAATCGATCCATTCGGTGGCGATCCAAACGTGCTCCATCCAGAACGATCCGTCAGGGTTGTATCTGCGGTTCGGCGCCCAATACCCATTGCCCTTGCGTGACGGGTGGTTGTTGCAGCCGTATCGCCAATCGAGCCCGGTCTTTGTTTTCTCGTGTACTGGATGGTCTTCAACCGGCATCTGGCGCCCCTTTTGCTTTGTACTCGTAGGTGCCTTTTGCACGGTCCAAGATCCTGCGCTCGAGCTCGCCAGACTTCACCAGCTTTGCTGCCACCCTTTGAACGTAGCAGGGCTGCATGTTGGTTTTCTTTGCCACATGCGCCACGGTTGCCCAGCCGCTGATCCTGAAGCAGCGAATGATCTTATCGCGCTTTGGTGACGTGTTCGTTTTCGTGTTTCTGAAATCCGTGTTTTGCCACCGTGCCAACATCGACATGCTCGCCTTGCTTGGCTCGTCGTCTTTGAGCAGGTGAACCCGGCTGCCAACTTCTTTGGGTGGCACAAACACCGGGTAGTAGAAATTCATCAATTCCATTTACGGGCCCTCTGAGCGATTGAAATGATCTGGGTGATGCAACGGTATACCCAAAGCCCCGATCGTTGAACCACGCTACGGAAAACGCGCTTGGCGGGCTGTCTCTTGCTGATCAGAAGCTCTTGAATTACATATTCGTCTGGATACATGGCTCGTGGTTTCCGAATGTGGCAACTGCCGATGATGATTTTGCCGGTGTTGTAGCCGGCGCATGTGACGCGATTGTATGCGCTCATTTGTTTTCTCCTAGTGTTGATAAAACGACAACAGTGTAAAGCAAAAAAAGGGGTGCGTCTACTTCTTCAGCGAGGCCAGCAGATCCGCCACGCGCTTCTTGTTCGCGGCCATCTGCTCTTCGGTCAGCTTGTGCTCGAGCTGGGCGACGTTGTTCTTCGGTGGCGCATGCCTGCACAGATCTCGAAAGCGGATTGCATTCGGGCACCGTTCAGGCAAGTGGCTCAGTGCGTAGGCGATAGCCTCTGGCCATTCCGAGAACCCTCCGAGCTCTTCAGCCCAGACCTGCTTGGCATTCTCGATGCCGAGATCGACGCCATTGACATCGAGCCCGGTTGAGAACTGACCGGTGAACTCGCGACCGTAGACGCCCTGAAGCCGGGCGAACAGACGATCAACCCAGTCTCTGCGTAGCATTTTCGTTTGCATCAATGACATCTCCTTCGATCACGGTTGTGCTTTGGTTGCTGTACAGGTGACCAAAGATCGAGCGTGCGACTGCGTCTTGGCGCATCTGGTGCTCAGTCTTCGGCTGCATGCGGGCGATCTTCGGCAGCAGGTCATCCGGGTTGTCTTCCCAGTTGCGGCCGTTGAGCCAAGTGGTGGCGTGCTTGTAGTACGCACGGCCGGGGTTAGCCTTGTTGTAGACCAGCGCCGCGGCAATGATCTTTTCAGCCAGCTCTGCGTCAGGCTTGATGGCTTGCCATGCCTTCAGCGCTTTGTGGCGACTGAGCTTGTAGTCGTATGCTTCCCAGAACCGATCGAAGTATTCGTCAGACACAGCTGCGACTTTTTTCGTTACACTCGCAGGAGCAGCTTTTGCTGCGACGGGCATATTTGTTTTTACTTCTTCTTCTGCATCTGTTCTGTTCTGTTCTGTATCTGGGGGCGTTACTGTAACGTTACGCTCCTGTTTCACCTTCTCGCGATGCTTGCGAACCCGCTCCACGCTTGAGTCTGAGATGAATTGACGGCGCTCCCATGCAAGCACCCGGTTGTGCTTATCGATGAGATTTTTGGCCACAAATACAGCCTTGGTCTGAGACCATTCATCGCTACTGATACGGAGTTGAAACGCTACTTCTTCATCTTGTAACGTTACATCGCCGTTACTGCAACGTAAACATAACAGCATCACATACCGGCGTTGATATGCTTCTGACATCATCTGCATTTTGTGGTCAGACGCAAATTCAGAGTACAGCCGGAACCATGGGTTTGACATTACGCACCCTCCCGAGCTTGCTCAATTAGTGCCTTATACTTTGCCCTGTATCGGCGAACGTACATTTTCGAGCACTCCACGCAATTACCATTCGTGACGAAGCGCTCAGTGTTGCCGCAGACTCGGCAGGGCGTACCGTGGTATCTGGTCTTGCCCTGTTTTGCGGCTTCTAACCGGGTGTCTTCCATCTTTGCAACCTCCTGTGTATGTGACGGTGATACGGACTATACCATACACAAAGAAGTGTGCAACAAGTTTTTTGAAGGGGTGGGCCGGCATACCCAGTTTTTCCCGACTGCAATCTTTTCTCCAGAGAATTGATTGAACCGGCCCATTGAGAGGTGGGGTACTTGCTTCGATCCGCCCCGGGATCCCCCAGAGCAGCTTTCCCCCGTAAAACTAAACTTTGTTTTCGTCGAGCTTGTGATCGCCGCACCAATCATTGACAAACACGACTGGGTAGCCGTTCATCGTTGGCGCATGCCGGCGGCAGCGGCCGACATTGTACTGGCCGGGGTGTGTAGGACCATCTTCATTTGGGCGCTTCGGAACAAACCAGCAACAGGTTTTGCAGCGCATGCCGCTCGACCGGTGGATCCACGGGTCTTCAGCCAGCCCGTCCTTGTTGTCATAGGGCACGGTTTCGCGTTGTGTTTTTTCCATGATGTTCTCCAATTAAAAGGGAATGTCATCCGACAAATCGTCAACAGTGCGAGGCGCCGCGGCAGGGCGTGCAGCTGGTGCGGATTGTGCAGCACCGTCCTTGTCCTTCGGTGCAAACAGCGACAGCAGCACAGCTTCCTTGCCTGCGTTGCCACCCTTTAGATCAGGAACGCCTGCCGGGTTGAACCACTTCGCCAGCATGATGTAGCTCGAACCATCGTCGCCTTTCATCACCGCGCCAACATTCTGCCAGCGGCCTTTGGTCTCGCCTTGCTGGTTGGTGTATTCGCCGGTCTTGACGGCGATGTCGTATACCTTAGTTGCTGCCATTTTCTTCTCCTATGTGAATCCGTACAAAGCCGCCTATTTCATCGGCCACATTCATCGACAGACGAAATTGTCGGTCGTTGATCTTAAGCGCATCAGACACGCCGTCAAGGCCTGCTTTCATGCGCGCAATTAGGTTGTCCCAATCCATTGCCCTGCGGTTCGGCTTGAAGAACTCGAGGTGAACAGAGACAGGCCCGTCATTGAGCTGCTTGGTTCGATCCAGTTCGGACAGGGTCAGGTAGTAGCATGCATCGCGGTACGCCTTTTTGACCCTCGATACTTGGGCCCAGTGCAGGCGCGCGTTTGGCGAGAGCTCCTTGGGAGGCCAAGGCAAAGTTATCGTGATCACAGATAGCGGCCGAAAATCAGATCCTCTGCACTGATCTCGAGCTGGCGCTCTTTGGCGATCGTTAGCAGTTTCTTCTGGATGTATGCAGGAACAGTGCCGCGCTTCTTCCAGCGGCTTACTGCGGCAGGATCAATACCCATCGCTTTGGCCAGCTTTCTTACGCCGCCAAAGGTTTTGATACAGATATCGACCGGGGTCTGGTGGGGTTGGTATGTCATAGCGACGAAAGATGACACAAGATCAACGCCTTGTCCAGCTTGGATTCCTACAGCCTGTGTTGCGCCGATGCAACACCCTACAATCACACACAAAAAATTACTTGTTGACACAAGATCAACGTTGACGTAAAGTCACCACATCGACAGCACAGACTGTCTTAACTAGGAGAATCAAAATGAAATCAGTAACCGCAAACGACATCGACAACCTCGGCATCCTGCTGGCACAGATTGCTGACCTGACCAAGCAAGCCGATGACATCAAGACCCGCCTCAAGGAGTCAGGTGACGACTGCAAAGAAGGCTTTCTGTACAACGCCGTCGTCGTCCGCCAAGAGCGTACCACCTACGATCCGCGCAAAGTCGAGCTGCTGCTCGGCGCCCACATCAAGCTGGTCGAGCGCACCAGCGAATCCGTTTCTGTTCGTGTCACCGCAAGAAAGGCAGCTTAATCATGGATAACTACACAGCCACAGGCCTTGCAGAAGGCTTTATCGAAGCAGAATCCGAGGAGCAGGTCATCGAGGCATGGCAGCACCTGATTGACACCGGCCTGTGCTGGCAGCTGCAAGGCTGGTTCGGCCGCACCGCTCGTGACCTTATTGATTCTGGCGTATGCCACGTCGCTGCTTAACTTGGAGACCGTCATGTCCGCATTCATCGTAAACGACTACCACATCAACGCGCTGGTCAGCTATGGCGCACAACAAGGCACCAGCTTCTACTGGAAGGGCAAGCGGTTTGCGTTTGACCGCGAGACCGCACCGGAGCTGGCGGCCGAGCTCTACAGCGAAAACGTCCGCAGCGTCAATGCCCGCTACAACGAGCGCGCCCGCCGCAAGGGCTTTCAGTTCACCCGCGTGGTGATCAATCACCTCGAGCCAGCAGACATCATCAGCGCCTGCGACTGCCTGCGTTATCAGAGCTGCGAGACCAGCGACTACGACCGCACGCTGGCCCGGGCCATAACAAACGCGATCCGCGAAGAGGCGATCCATCAGCTGATCGACGGCAACAGGTGCTGGGAGCTGCATCAACCAGAAGGCAATCGCCGACTGCTGGATGCCGGCGCCGCTTTGGGCACGGTTGAAGTGATTCACCTGTGTTGACACATCATCAACAATCAGTAGTACAATATAACTTCGCAGTACATTCTAGGAGAAAACAATGTCAGTCCAACAACTTGCAATCGAACGCGCTGTCAACATGCTCAAGGGTGCCGGCGCTCAATTCAAAATCATCACGGCCGACGGCCAGCACTACGGCGAGCTTGAGGCTGTTGTGCCAGCTCCACGCAAACGCAAGGTTTACACCCGGCCTCGTGGCGAGATGCGCGACCACTTTATCAAGTACATCATGGGCATGGTTCCCGGCGGATACGCAGAAGTGCCAGCAGGTGACTACTCGCTGGAAGATGTGCGCGGTCCGCTGACGTCGTGGGCATGCGCCAAGTGGGGCAACGGCTCTGTGATGACATCGATCAACCGCGACAAGAATGTCGTTGAAGTAATCCGCACGCACTAAGGAGGAAGCCATGACCATTGGACAAGAGCTGTTTGTTTTATTCGTAGGCAGTGGCGTTTTAGCCATTGTCATCACCGCACTGACCGACTGCTGGAGGGGCAAATGAGCGCAGAAGTAATCAACATCGAGAACCGGCAGCAGTGGCTCGAAGAGCGCGCCAAAGACGTGACCAGCACCGAGGTGTCGTCATTGTTTGGCCTGTCTCCGTACAAGACGGAGTTCGAGCTGTTTCACGAAAAACGCGATAACGCCATCGTCACCATCGCAGAAAACGAGCGCATGAAATGGGGCAACCGCCTCGAGTCAATCATCGCCCACAGCGCAGCAGAGGACCACGGCTGGCAGATCGCCAAGCTCAACGTCTACATGCGCAAGCCAGAGTACCGCATGGGCAGCTCGTTTGACTTCGAGATCCTGAGCTCGTCCGACGGCGCCGGGATCCTCGAGATCAAGAACGTCGACGGGATCCAGTACGCCAAGAATTGGATCGACGACGGGCAGGGCAACATCGAGGCCCCGGAGCATATCGAGATGCAGATCCAGCACCAGATGGAAGTAGCAGACCGTGACTGGACAGCGCTCGTGGCACTGGTCGGCGGCAACCAGCTAAAAACCGTGTACCGCCAGCGTGACCGCGATATCGGTGCAGCGCTGCGCGCCAAGGTAGCCGAGTTCTGGGAGCGTGTGTTTGCCAACGTGCCTCCGCCGGCAGACTACAGCGTCGACGCAGACTTCATCATCAAACTGCACCAGCGCGCAAACGAGGGCGAGTTGCTCGAGGCGGACCACGATCTCAATGCCCTGATCTGGCAGTACCAGCTGATCAGCAAAGAGGCCGACGCCAAGTCTCGCCTGAAGGACGAGTACAAGGCCAAGATCCTCGAGCGCATCGGCACCGCATCAAAGGTCGTCAGCGAATACGGCAGCCTGTCGTGCGGCATGACCAAGGACACCCCGGGCACGCTTATCACGCCCGAGATGGTCGGCACATATATCAACGCCCGCAAGGGATACCGCAGCTTTAGATTCACAGCCAAAAAGGAGAAGTAACCATGAGCACAGAATTGACCCCGATGGACGCCATGCGCGTCACCCTGACCCGGATGCAGCCGGAATTTGCAGCGGCCCTGCCGCCCCAGATCCCGGTCGAGAAGTTCATCCGGACAACCCTCACCGCGGTCCAGATGAACCCGGACCTGCTTGGCGCCGATCGCCGCAGCCTGCTGGGCTCGTGCATGAAGGCAGCACAGGATGGCCTGCTGCTGGATGGTCGCGAGGCCGCCCCGGTGATCTTCAACACCAAGGAAGGCAAAAAGGTCCAGTACATGCCGATGATTGGCGGCATCCTCAAAAAGATGCGTAATTCCGGCGAGATTGCCAGCATCGGCGCGCACGTCGTGTACGAGAACGACCACTTTGCCTACGAGCTGGGCGACGACGAAAAGATCGTACACAAGCCATCGCTTGGCACGGACCGCGGCAAGCCCATCGCCTGCTACGCCATCGCCAAGACCAAGGACGGCGCCATCTACCGCGAGGTAATGAGCGTGGCCGATGTCGAGAAGGTGCGCGCGGCCAGCAAAGCAGGCAAGTTTGGGCCGTGGGTTGACTGGTGGGACGAAATGGCCCGCAAGACCGTCATCCGCAGGATCGCCAAGCGTTTGCCATCATCGGCTGATCTGGATCAGGTGCTGGCCAGCGACAACGAGGCGTCAGGATTCGTACAAACGCCCCACAGCGCGCCAATCGATGTCACCCCTAGTCCTGACTCAGCCGAAGGTGCAAACAAGCCTAGCAGGCTCAAGGCGGCCCTTGGCGGGGCATCGGTAGACACAGGCACCGGTGAAGTAATCGAGCAGCAGCCAGTATCAGTGGAGGTGGGCAATGCAGCACCTAACGACTGACCAGCTGGCAAAGCGTTGGGGCGTGTCCTCAAACCGACTACGGCAGTGGAGAGTGGAGGGCAAGGGGCCCTCTTTCATAAAGCTGGGCCCCGGCCCCAAGGCACCCGTCCGGTACCGCCTCGAGGATATCGAGGAGTTCGAGCGGGATAACTACTACAGCTCGCAGTAAAAAAAGGCCCCGGGGATCACGAGATCTGCCGGGGCTAACTGCTTTCACACTAGGAGGGAACAAAGCGGGTCAAATTCTACCACGATTCCGCTTTTTGCTTTCCTCGATCAGCATCCAGTCTTCTCGGCACCACTCGTCACAAAAGCGGCGGCCATTAGGTAGAGCTGCATTGCAATATAAACAGTGACCAGTGGCAGCTGGGCCATCAGGCTTTCGCTTGGCCAGAGCCGCTTCTCGAAACTGTTCTTCTCGCAGGGTTGCGTCGTCATCGATCGTGGTCATTTCTTGAACAGATTTTCCATGAAATCGCTTTTTTGAACCGAGCCCGAGCTTGAGCCGAAATAGTAGGCGATGACCATGCCACAGATCGACGTCAGCGCGCCGAGAATGTAGACGGCTAGATCTTTGCGAGCTGGGTCAATAACGGTCGAATCAAGTAGAACCACAGCAAAGAGTAAAAAAGTAAGGCCCACAACACCAAGAGCGAGCACGGGTGTAACGACCTTATTAAGAAGCGGCGCAGCTTCCGCCACAGCGATGGTCGACTCACGATCACGCGCAGAGGAACGATCGTCAACTTCGGCTTTGAAGAGGTTTTCACGGTGAGCCATCTCCGCAATGATTTGGCTGGCCTCTGCCTTCTGTGCTTCCGTGGCGTCAGGCCAGATCCGGTCCACGACTTTCCCGGCGAACTCAATGCCGGCACTTATAGGGTCGAACGCCATAATTGATTAACCTTCCAGAATTGCCGCAATACGCCGTGCCCACCCTTTAGAAAAGGAAGGCCAGTTCTTGAGCTCCGTCATAAAACGAAGGCGCTTGCCGATCATCTGCTGGCGCAGCAGCATCGTTGGGGCCACCGCAACAGCGTGCTTGGTCACCGGGCCCATGGCGCCGTCTGCTTTGACGCCGGCCGCAGATTGCAGCCACTTGATCGCCTGCCCCGGGCCGGAGTTTACCGCTGCATCAAACAACGGGTACCGAATTGGATCAGGCAGCGCATCGCACTGGCATGCGTCCCAGTATTGCTTACGGTAGATTGCCTTGGCCTGATCGAGCGTGAAGTCGCGCATGTGACCAGTGTAGCCGTTGGCGCGTGCCACAGCTTCTGTGACGCCGTACATGGTGGCGCCGCCGGGATCATCCGGGTGGTTGCTGAAGCCACCCTCGTGAGTAATAAGCAGGTCGAAGGCGGTATTGAAGTCCATGATTAAGCGAGGCGGTCCAGTTTGAACAAAGCTGTGGCAAGCTGGTCGAGCAGTTCGTCGACCTTGTTTTGGATGTGTGACTCGTAGCCGATCATGTCTCGGTTCATTTCGATCCATTCGTAGATCTTGCGCGTCTCAGCACCGAATGCGGCATTGACCCCGGGAAAGGTAATGCCGGTTTGCTGGCAGCCCATGTAGGCCTCAGCAAGGCCGTCTGCGTGGCCCTCGAGCGCGGCATATACATCAGCCAGCGCTTCGTGTGCAGCGTAGCTGCCCGGGCCCGTTGTCATCAGGTGAACCTTTCGGATGGCAGTAGCTGCATCAAGCAGGCGACTGACAAACTCGACAGGCGAGCCGCCTTCGTTGCCTTCTTCTCGCATTTCAGCGGACCCTAGCAGGGTTGCTTTGGCCATGACGTTTCCTTATCGTAGTGCGTGAAATTCAGCGATGCCGATCTTTGCAGCAAGGCCGGTTATTACCAAACCAACTAGAATGATCAGGATACCCCAGACGCCTTTCTTTGCGACGTCCAGCTTGAGCTCATTCCAGAATTCTGCCTGAGCTTTTGCTGCCTTGATCATCTGCTCGTGCGCTTCACGGTGACCCATGAAGTCGGTGTCGCCATCCTCGTTGCGAGGAAAGCCGCCGTGGATTTTCTTTATCTCGGCGAGGATCTCGTCAAGCTGCGACTCGATCTTGTTCGCCTCTGCGTGCGTCAGGCATTTGTCTGGCATGGTCAGCTTTCGTCGGCAGGTAAAGGCTCGTTGCCGGCAGCCAGCCACTCGAGGTATTGCTGGTAGTCGGTGTTGGCGGGGTCGAATGGGATTTGCCAGCCATCATCTCTAGCTACCCCGCCTCTTTGTAAAAGCTTATAGACTTTCATCATAGCTCCGATGTAAACACACCAGTAAATCTAACAAGCGCGTTTGCTGTCCAGTTTGAACTGTTGTTATACAAAAACGCGCAATTTTGACTACTTTCATTTGCAAGCGTTGGAGATCCTGCGCTACCAGTGCTTACTGTAAAGGTTGCTCCTGCCTCCAATGACGGAGATGCACGCATTGTCGTTTGAAAATAAAGCCCTTGATCGTAACAATCTGCTCCATTTCGGGCTGTCCCGCAGAAAGAAAGCGTGTACTTTTGGCAGTACCGCTGACACAACGCCAACTCCGTACCATACGGGCGGTAGTCAAAGCTGGTGGCTGTGCTGCCTTTTTCCAGTTG